AATTGGATAGGTTTTATATATTTCATTACCATAAACATCCTTGACACCAAAATCATAAACATATTTTGTTGGCAATCCTATAATATCACCATTTAGTGTCATGGTTTTTGTAAATGAATTTATTAATATCATATCAGTACCGTTTAACTGATAGTAATTAATAGTTACAGTTTGATCTATAATTGATTTATATTGTTCAGGAACATCAAATATTTTGTCTATGCTCCAAAATATCCATTCATTAAGACAACTTGGATCAATATAGTCTGGTGGTCCACTGTCGTAGTTTAGTGTTCCATAACCCCAAATATTTGGAGAATAGTTAATAAAATAGCTTCCATTCGTTCCTGGTCCAACAAGAAATGAAGTTCCTGTTGTAAGAAATGGCGCAAAGGTTCCTGTCTCTGGATTGCCTTGATTAGGAGATCCATCACCCCAGACTGGATCCATTAGCATTGTAATAGTAGGAGTAACCTTGCTTGGCATTGTTACACTATTACTGCCATTAAAATAAGCATTAGTTGGATAAGTTACTGACCATGTCAATCCATAATAATCAAGACTTCCAGTATCAATGCTGGCTATTCCATTTGTAACATTAGCTGTAAATGTTTGAACATCACTAGTTCCGTTATTTGCATGAAAAGTCACAGTAGCAGGAGCTTGCGTCGCATTGCCAAATTGAGCAAATACCTGCACAGGTCCCATATAATTTCCTGCTAACGAACCAGTGTTTATATAACCTTGTGTTCCAAGATATACATAAGCAGGACTTTTTAATATGGTCAATGTTGCAGTTGTTGTTCCAGAATTATTAAAATCATCTCCACTATAAGACACTTGTAAAGTTCTTGTTCCTGGAATCAATTGTGGAAAATATACAGGATCATATCCTGGGCGCCAGCTAATGGTTGCAGTGCTAGAAGTTGCATTGATTGTTGTTAATGTTGCAGTGGATATTATTCCCAGTGCTTGATCAGATAAGGTAACAATACCACTAGGTGCAAATCCACTGTTTGCTCCAGATAATGTAATATTAGCAGTTACTAAATTAGTATTTGCTGTAGCAGTAGAACTATATAAAGAATAATTGTTAGGAATTACAGCTATTGAGGCTGTGGTTGCCTGTGCCTGTAAAACTGTAATATTAACAGTATTACTATCTTTACCAAAATAATAAGGAACTAGTAATTCACCATTCCAATGAGCTGATATATTATGTCCACTTGAAGAAAGAGTGCCTGCTGGTAATGTTAAAGAAGCAGTATTATTAGTAATTGTAGAAATTCCTAATACTGTTGTGCTATCATAAAAAGTTATATTTCCACTTAAACTTGTTGTAGTGTTTAAGTGAGCTGTAAAACTAACAGGTAACTTATTAGAATATGTGCTTTTTGATGCAGTTAATGTAACAGAACTAGACAATGTGTGCCAAGTAATTGTTTCTGTTACAGCAGAAATATTAACAGGATTATAATATTTGTTGTCTTCTAATTTTCCACCATACCAATACGCAAATACATTAAAAGAACCAGTTGAATTAAATGTAGCTGTAGTAGATGCAACATTACCAACAAATGTTAACGGGTATGATTGACCGCCAGTAACAAATACTGTTGCTGTTGTGCCAGTTAAATTATGTGTTGAAGTTGTCAATAAAGCAAAAGTAGCTATTTCACCTTGATAATCAGGATTAGGACTTACTGACAAACTGATTGGAGTTGTAAATGTTCTTTTACTTAAATTTTCAGTTATTGAATTACTGTTTGTAGAAATATAATAATGTCCATCTGATAACACTTGTCCTTGCCAATGTGCAGAATAAGTCACTGTTCCCAGTGATTGAATATTAGAAATATAATTGGCTGTATTTCCACTAAAAGTTACAACTGCACTACTAGTAGTAATTGTTAAACCAGCTTGAAGTGTTATAGTAATAGTTGCAGTAGTGCCATTTAATGTGGGATTGTTATTTGAACTTAGACTAATAACAGTATTTTCACCATAATATTGTGTTGTAGTAAAGGCCCTTAGAGTTAGACCATTTAAGGGATAACCAGGTAATATTGTTAAACTATTGGTCATAGTAACATCAAAGCCTTGATAACGACTTTCACCTGGCCAGTGTGCAAATAATAAATTGGTTCCAGTGCCTAAATTAGTTGCAAATATAGTAGCAGTGGCTCCAACAAATGTGCCTGAACCTACTGTGACTGTAGATGTTGTGTTAGTGCCAGCTGGTGTAAATTGACTTCTAATTTCTACAGGCACAGTTTTAGGATAAGGTGCTGTGTTAATTACTTTTAATGTAATACCCTGTGTCCAATAGCTGGTTGCAGTATTGGACACCAATATATGAGGTGTTAATCTTGTGTTGAGTTGATTTGGCGGATTAATGCCGTTTTGACTTGCTGGGGAAAATTCCATATCTATATTCCTTATCCGTTGACACTAACAATAGTGCCGTTATTGCCCACTGCGACAAAAACATTCAAATCTGGGGAGTATGCTACTGATTGCAAAGGATATTGTGCTCCTGTTGAAGCTTCCGTCCAATTAATGCCATCAGTTGAATACTGTGCGGCACCTACTTGTTTGCCCTGTAGAGTTTTAGTGCCAACCATAACAAATTTGCCATTACCATAGGACGCCCATACCCATGTAGTAGATGTTTTAACAGCGCCTTGGGCTTCTGTCCAAGTAGTGCCATCAGTTGAATGTAGCACTAGGTTATTATCACCACCTGCTACCCACATGCTATTACCATAGGCTACAGCCTGCAATGGTTTAGATGCTGTGTGAACTGTTGACCAAGTGCTGGTTAAATCGCCATTTCTATTGCTTGACAAAATATCACCGCTTTGTCCAACTACAACAACTTTAAAAGTAGATGTGGTTGTTGATGCATTGCTAGCGGCTTGATAAAGAGGTTCTGTCACTCCGCTGGTTTCCAAATAGACAGTGCCGGTGCCTGTAACTGCATTAGGCTTACCACTCCATATGCCTCCGTTTTGTCCTAGTGTTAGATATAATTGTGCCATGTTAACTCCAAGTTGCTGTTACGGTAGCTGTCTTTGTGTGGACAGTTGATGCGGCATCTGTAAATGTTAATATGATTGTCACAGTATTTGCTTGTCCTTGTGTAAAAGTAAATGGCATTAGGTTGGCATCAAATACCTTACCTTTCATGCTTGATTGTTGAGGAATCGAATCAATAGGACTAGTTAATGCTTGATTCCATTCAACAGTATAAATGCCGCCACTACCACTATCACCAATAGGCCATGTAAACGGTGCACCGTTGGCAGGAATAAATGTAGTTCCATTAAATTTGAATGTTAGATTAAACTGCATGTTCTGATGCACGCCACCAGAAGCATAAGAACTATCTAATCCAAATAATTGTGACCAATTTTGTGTTCCAGGAGGTGTTATGCTTAAACTTAAATCACTGCTGTCAGTTGCATTACCGAATGGAGTGTAGGCTAAAGGTGCATTAAAATTGTTAGAATCATATGCGGCGATAACAAAATCACTAGAAGTTGAAGTTGTTCCAGTTGAAGTGCTTCCACCACCGCCCCCGCCACCTGAGCTATTTGCGCCTGCAACATTAAAAATAAAAGTGCTGACTAGACTTTGTGAAATAGGGCCATGTTGATCTGATAATTGTGTTGAAGTATAAATGGCATCGCCATTAATGCCCGCACGACCATAATAACTCATTCCAGCACCGCCAACACCATTATATTCTAAATGGTTATCTGGAATAGCTGAATTAATTTCTGTTGATACTCCAATAATACCATGACCATCAGCAAATGGTTTCATGTGTGACCAATTATGCCCATCACGACTACTGGCATTTGCGCCACTCATGCCAACTGCTACAAATTGTCCAACAATACCATAAGGACTATCTATTTGAGTTGTCCATGCAACATCAAAAAGTGTATCTGTGCTTACTGATGTTTGTAATGGTTGTGTTGAAACAGTAACAACTCCTTGTCCGTTGGGTGAACTAATATAAAGTCCTGGGCCTGCAACAATTTGTGTAACATTATTTAATTTGCCAGCAGTTGCATTATTACCATTGGCATCTGCAACATGACTATTAAAACTGTCTGCGTTTCGTCCTGCAAAACGACTATCACCAGTGTAGGTGGCCTGCAGATTGTTTTGGCCAATATTAGCATCAGTTACTGTTCTAGTAAAACTTGCACGACCATTAGTCAAAGGAACTGAAGTTAATATATTGCCATCAGCATCACGCAACTGCATCTTACCTGGTATTAAGGTAGTATCAGTATTGGTTGGCGCAGTGTTTTCACCATTATTTCCTGTTATATCAAAAAATCCCATTTATATCTCCTTATACTACATCCGTGTCACTAACATAGTCAGTTGGTGGTCCGTAGTTTTCGTTTACAGCAACATTAATTACCTGAGTGTCACCGACCTGTGGTGTATCAACTGGATTGCCTTGATTATCTGTGTAAATGACATCTTGTGTTACTGTGTTGTCTTGAGTGCCACCACCTTGTCCACCACCTGAAAGATTATCAGTAGAATAAGCATAATCACTATAGTCATGGATAACTGCTGGAACTTTGTCCGCATCAAACAAACCATTAGTATAGGCATAGTATGCACCAGCTAGGCCAAGTCCACCTAATGCGATAGGACCAAGTGTGTCAAAGAATCCTTTGCTACCTGGTTGACCTGTGGTTGCTGGATTACCTGTAACAACCTTGCTACCACTGATACTGTTGTCTAGGATCTGTGAGCCACTTAGTGTGCCATTGATATTGGGCGCCCAAGTTACAGGACTACTTACAGGACTAAAGTCACTGACTGAGTTAGGACCAACTGCACGAGTGGCCCAATAATAAGTGCCAGCTGGTAGATTAAATGCATGAATACTTTCTGAGCCAGAGTGTGGATATAAGGGAGTAACTACTCCTGTAGTGCTGGTGGTCACATAGTTTTGCACTTCATAAAGAGCAAAATTATTGATTAAAATAGTTGAAGTATTGCCATACCAAAATTCCATACCAGCTACCAATCCACTAGTTGGCACAGCTGATGTAACAACTATTGCATTGGTCAGTGTATCTCCTACAGCAGTAGGTTGTCCTGGGGGGCCAATATAATTGGCATCATTTAACAGGCCAAATTCATCTGGTGTATAATAGTGAGGATTCATTGTGGTGTAGATAGCATTGTTATAGCTAACTGCACTGATCTGCACTGATAAGAATCCACTTGGATCTTTTGTTTCTTTTACCTGTGTTATACGGAAAGGCTTACCTGGGACAACTAGTCCATTATAAGTGCCAACATCTGCTAGGGTGCCATCTGGTTTGATTCCAGGCCATCCATACCATTCATGACGAATAGCAATTACATCACCAGCATTGATCTTGATACCACTATAGTCCATGGTAAAGTTAATGACCATATCCTCACGGCTCATCCATAGTTTTCTATAACCTAGATAAGTGCCTTGTATGCTGTCTGTAACAAATGGAAAATTAATATCAATATTGTTTTCTGGCTCGTTAGGACTTAGGAACTGCGGATCCAACCAGTAGTAGCGATAGTCTGTTTGATTGATAATATCGCTGTTAGGGAAACTGATTGTGATCTTATTGGCACTGGATTTTAAGTCAGTTGGCACTAGATTAATACCACCAATGATTTGATCACTGGTTACCACAGTCATAGTTGCAGTGGTCAGTCCTGCTTGTGCAATACTGATGTTGGGGATAATACTCCATTTGCCTTTACGCTCATCCCATTGTATCCAACTGTCGCAGGCATTAGACAAATCATTTAGATTGCTTAGACAGTCTTTGGTAGTGTCCAATATACCATTGATTTCATAAGTGAATGGACTGTTGACTAGATTGCCAAATGTATCTGTAATATTAAGGGGAGCGGTTGATAGACTATTGATTAATGCCGTGCTGGCAGTATTGATATGATCTAGTGTAATAGCACAACCATAACTAGAGTTGGTCATATAATCTAACATTACATCACCAGGTGCTTTTAGTGTATTTGACAATTTAGCTCTAATAGTTGGTAAACCTGTTACCCCAGATTTAGAATCATAGTTTAATCTCACAATGGCAAACACTGAGTTGGTCATCTTGTCAGCTGATGTCCATTGTAGGCTAGGATCAATAGCACCATCAGTCAAGACTGATAATGCTGAAACATCTGTTGTTCTTAATTCATCATAGACTGTGCCAGTTGTTGGGTCTGGCATTGAAAAACAACGATGTGGGATTGGTGAAATATTGCCATTTGCATCACTGGCATAAAAATACATGCCAATCTTACCTGAGACATTGGTTGTGATAGTGCCACCAATCTTTGAATGTTTCTTGGGCACAGTCCACCAACCTGATATTTCATTCATGCTACCTTCTGCGGCTGTGTTAAACATTAGAAGTTTACTGTTGAAATAAACTTCTTCAAAATGTGTGGTTCCACTGGTCAATTCACTAAAGGCCAATACATACCACATGGTTTGATTGTCTTCGCTTAGGATGGCATCAACAATAATAGGTTCAACAAAGCTGTCACCATATACCACAGGCAGTTTATTGTCTGTGTAGGGTTGAAGCATGATTTCACCACCGGCTGTTCCTGCGGCTACATTAGGCTGTTGATTCTTGCTGACTAAACTGGCTATGGCAAAGGTCATCGCCACGCGAATTGCAAAGGCTGTGGCCGCAAATGCGAACGAACCTTCTGCGAAAAATGCTCCTGCTATCAGTGCGGCTGGCATATTATTGACTCCACATTTCTTCTAATTTGCCAAACCCAAAACGCTCATAGTTTAGGTCTGGACTGGTTACCATTTTGCTTACTGTGTAATAGGCAATTTCATTGTCTTTCTTCATTAGGTCTCCAATTTCACAATAGGTCTTTAACAGTCTATATCCTGCTGATGATCCTCTGGCTTCTGGATTGACCCAATAGCAAAGTTCATTCATACAAAATACCGTATGATCCCAAATGTTTATATTCTTAATAGCTATCAACATTCCATTTAATTGTTTGGCTGGATCTTCGCTGACTAAAATGATGCCATTATTCTTTTCAAAAATAGTTTTAATAATTAGTCTTGCTGTGTCGTCTGTGGCTGTTGCGTGGCAAGCTAATGGACTTGCGGCCTTATAACGATGAAGCATGGCAATTATTTGTTCTGTATCAGAGATTGTGGCCTGTCTTATCATGCGTTTCCTGTTGGTAATCCAAAATTGAATGTTGTGCCAGATATTGCCTGCACACGATCCATAGCGGCATCATAGGCCGCATTTTGTGGAATACCATTAGCATCATAATTAGGTGGAATGTTTTTGTTCCAACTAGCACCATTGGTGTGACGACCTGCAAATCTGTTTTCTAATACTGACTTATAACTTGAACATTGTAGACTCAGTGTAAAAGTATCAATTTGATTTTGGCGATCTTCATTGATATGATAACTGGTCACAATGCCTGTATATCTTAATTGTGGTGTGTCTATTAATTGATATTGCGTATCATAAAAGCCACGCCATAGTTGAATCTTACTGCCTTTAAGTCCTGCGTGATAGGTTGATAGATCAGGATTAAGGCCAATTTCTAAAACATTTTTAATCTGTGTTTGATCAATACCAATTAAAGTAATAGTGGTGTCATAACTGGTGGCCATTAGATCACGCTGATGTCCACTTACACTTACTAGACCGCCAAGGGGTGTAAAATTAGTTGATGTAGTTGAAACGCCATCTAGGTCAGTGATTGTTTCAGCACGATAGCTTGATGAAAAACTATAGGTAGTGCCAGCTGATGTTGTGGGATTGTAAACTGTAATTCTAATGAATTCAGCATCAGTAATTTTAGCACTGGCTAGGGCCGCATCAATTCCTGCTGTAAAATATGTCATTAGATTTCTCCAGTATACTCATAAAGTTGGAAATCGCTAGTCCATTGGATAATAGCATTAGATCCACCTGGCACTAGTTTGTATGTAGGCATGTTAGGACTAAACATTTTAAACAGGCAATCTTTGCCAAAGTTTAAGCCTAATCCTGACAAGTTAATAGTTGATGGAAAGAAATTAGGACGATGTGTGGTCACTGTTAATGTGCCTGTTGTGGTCACGGTAACATCTCCAGGTGTAATAACTCCTGCACTAGCGGCTGGTCCTACTACTGTAAAAGGATGGCTATAACCTTTGATCTGTATTAGGTCACCTTGTTTGAAAACAACTGTGCCTGTGACAACACTATTAGGAATGTTTAAGGTCAATTGATTGCCTGAAAATGAATTCACAGTAATTTGTGCCTGTATTGTTGAGTTTAACAGTCCTTGATAGGCAAACATATAGGCTAGGCCTGCACTGGCACCATTGGCTGTTGAAAAGCCAATGTCTTCTGTGTATCTGCGATCTAACCAATCAATAGTTTCTAATAGATCACGGTTGGTGCTATAGGGTAGAGCCGCTGATATCTTAAGATTAAAGCGCCATGGATTGCGTGTGGGTGTTTCACCTATTTTGGCAATCTCAGAGCGTGTATACTGCACACCTAACACACGGCGGCGATCTATGTTTAATTCTTCACAGGCGTTGATTATTCTTTGTAGTCCAGCCATTATATATTAGTCCTCATTGGTAGTTCGCGGCGAGCTTGTTCATTCATGGCAAACATGGTCATACGGTTGTCAGCAAATAACTGTGCCACTGACTTGGCATCAATAGCATTGATATTGTAGTTGTGTGTGGTTTGACTGCCCATCATGTCCGCTGTTTGATTGGCATTGGTTACTGCGGCAGGACCACGAACTAATTCAGGACCTTGTTCACCCACAAGTCCAATTTGTCCTGCTGGAATTGATCCACCCATGGCATGTCCGCCACCAAATAGACCGCCTATCGCTCCTAATAGTCCACTACCTTGTGAAGTTGCACCACCTGGTGTTCCAAACATAGAGAATAGGCTTGATGTTGCGGCTTTGATCTCCATTTTGATGATATCTGTAATAACTGCATTCATCAAATCATTAAAGGTCATTTTACCACCTGTTGCTAGGCTTTCAAAATACTTTTCTGTGTTAGATGTAAATGATTTAAATGCATCATCAGCAATCTTACCACCATTGGTTGCATCAGACTGATATTGGTTCATAGCTCTGGTCCAATTATCACCAAAATCTCTAGACTGTGCAATATTTTTCTGTGCTTGATCTTTAAGTTTACCCATTGAAGTGGTCACTTGATCAACTTCGTCCTTGTATTTTTCAATAGCAGTGGTGCTCCATTGACTTTGATCGTTAGTTCC